ACTTATTTCCCAAGAAGGCAAAAGACAGAAAATCAAACCAATGGAAGCAGACATAAATGCCTGATCTATTTCCAACCAAAATTTCAAGTCTTTCGTTATTAGATCACCTTCTTCTGCGATGAAATGCGTATGTGCAATCGGGCAAAATACAGAAATTCCCTTTTGTAAAATTCGCGCTGCTTGACGGCATGCCGCTTTATGCGCTGCGTCTCGGCCTTCTGGGTATTTAGTATAGGGGGTTGCAAGATAAAAATAAGTCATTCGCTTAATTCACCAGCAATGGCAGAATACCCTGCGTCATCAACGAAATGATCTTCTTCTGGTGTTCCCCATTCTGCGCGCATTTTTTTCAAAAGAGATATCATCTGGCAAACATCTCGTGGTCGAATAGGTCCATACGGCTGTCTCCTATTGCATAGATATGTTGTCCACATTTCTGCTATTGCGCAAAATGAAGATTCCTTGTCTCCATGAGTAGTATTCCGTGGGCCTGCAACTAAATCAGCGGCCCGCAACAAAAGTTCTTCGGCTTTACTTCTGTTTTGCATGAGCAATAGCCCCTCTAGCGGCAGCGATAACTGTGGCAGAATCGGCAGTGATTGGCAAATTAAACCCATTTCCCGCAAGATTTCCTGACCAATTAGGGTGAGACGTTTGTGGAAGAAGAACAATGTGGCGTACCTTCAACGCTTGCGCCATCCAATTGATGCCGTTATCTGTTGAAATAACGACTTTGCTCTTGAGCATCAGATGCCCAACTTCTTGCAATGGATAATCTATTATATTTTTAACTGGTTGTTCTTGCCAAAATTCCCATTCATGCAAATCCTGTGTCGTGCCAAGCAATCCGACAGCCAATCCCTCTTGGCGCAAAGCCATAATTAACGTTACCCAGTTTTCTTTTGGCCAAATTTTCGTATTTGTACCAAAATCGGAATGTGAAAATGGCGCCAACAATACATCGAATTGTTGCATCGTTTCGGGCTGTTCACCAATTTCAATTGAAATTTCTGGAATTTTAACGCGCGCCACGTCTGACAAGCCGATTGCTTCCATATACCCCTGACTCATGGACGCGCCCGAACGTAAATGTCTCTGTGCAATTTCCTGAATATCAAGAACCATGCCACGTGTTGGGCGCTCTGTGAGTTGACGGATTTTCGCGTGATCGGGCAACAGTGGGCGACAAACAGCGCAAGCCAAATAGACCTCTACCGGCTCTGTCTGGCGCCAAGCAAAGGCAGCTAGGGCAGGAAATGCGGCTATAGTATCACCAATAGCAGATGCCCGTGCAGAGTTTTCAACAATAATAGGCTCAATCATCTGGATTTCCTTGGAATAGGCTTGGCTTCATATGATTCTGAATCCGTTAACATTACATCCGAAAATGATGGTTTCGGTGGGCTTTCTGCAATATATGGGCGTGAGCCGATCAATTCAACATCCTCAACCAAGACCCCAAAATTGCCATAATTTATTTCTGGCGGCATATGCCCCTTAACACGAAACTTGAGAATTTCATTCTCATGCCGTGCTTCATAGACCGTCCCTATTTTAAGAATTGATAATTTCATGCTTTTTACCTCAAAGCGGGCAGGCGCCGTTATCGCAGCGTAGGCGCTCTATGTCAATATCCTCGGAAGTCCCAGGCCGGATTCTATTTATTAACATTTCGTAAAACTCAAGAGAAATATCTTCTTCTGGCAAATATTCATACGGCAATTCAGCATCAGTTTTCGACGGCAATATTGTGCAGCAGCGCACAAATGGTTGGTTCTCTAACATAATTTTTCTGAATTGCGTTAGAGAATATTTATGTGTTGGAAATTTCAAGGTGTAGCTGATCTGGTTTCCTCTATCATAGCCTAGCCAATGTTCTTCCAGTAAGCGCAACCATTTATATTGATCTTCTGGGCTAGCCTCATGCGCCGTCACCAAGGCATCGCCCAAACCAAGAGATGAAATCAACGTTTCTGTAGGAAATCCTACAATAGACATTCCAGGAAATGATTTCAACTCACGAACCCAGTATCCTTCTGCTTCATATTTTGCCAGAAGTGGATCAGATGTTGATTCCCATGTCCCATCGTCTAGTTTCCAACCACGAAATTGTACCCAACGTATATATCGACGCCGGGCTGGTAAATGTGCTCCCTCACTCAGACCATATAGTTTCGATGTTGTACCAGCAGGTTTGCATGTCGTAACTGTTACCGGCTCTGCCACATGCAATTGTTGGGCATATGTATTTGCTTCCAACTTCGCCAAACAAGAAAGCGAGGCTATATGCTGCCAAAAGCCCTTGGATTTTTCTTTATTCAATAGATCATTGAATGTCAAGCCATAACGAACCCAGGCATATTCATGCAAACCTGTGGGGCCAATGCCAATTCGGTTAGTGACACTAACTTCATGTGAGTAAAGACTATCCATAAGATTGACACGCATCAGGAATCTTACGCCAAGCGCAACTACCTCTGCAACATTCTTATCCCAAGCGGCACAAATATCTTTAGGGAATTTTCCTGGCGGAAAAGAAGAAAAATCTACAGGACAGGATAAGAGCGGAGCAAAATCACCAATGACACAATAACCACCAAGTACATGCAGAGGAATTTCGCCACAATTATGGAGATATAATTCATTGCCAATATAACAATTTACTTTTTCTACGTGGCAATCAAAAACAGGTATCTCCCCCGCAGGCTCTACATAGTCAACAGTTGCATGTGCTGTCGTCCCATCACAGAGCAGAGAATCACCTTGACGTAATAGGCTGGCAGGCTTCCATCCTTCGATTGTGAGTATTTCATGATCAATTGTTACTATTACTCTATGTCCTTCCAAAGTAACAACATTTACAACAGGCCGATTTCCTGTACACCAAAAACCCGATGCTGCAAATGGAAGCCCATCGACAATAGCAACAAATGGCGAACCAACTAGCTCAGAAACTTTCTTCAAACCATGTTCTGTTTTGATGAGTGTATCACCAGAAACACAAGGATTAGTAATCGTCGCAAAGCGAGTATGGTGTGTTGCCTGCGCAGCCGCTTGGAATAGTTTGCGCCCTGTTGTTACTTTAAATCTTTTACTTTCAGGAACAACAAGTGTTGTGCGATTGCGATCTAAGCCTTTCTTAGCATCTTCCAATGAATCGCCATTAATGAATCCCGGTTCGCCATTATAGTAAGCATTTTCTGTTACTGCTTCAAAAATAGCTTTAGCGCGTGTTCCATGAGTATTTGCGCTTTGCCAAAATTCCGCGTCAACCATCACAGAATTATTGGAAGTCCAAAGGCCACCTTTTGATTTTACTTCTATAAATTGCAAAATATCGGGATCACGCCAGTCCTTTGTGCTCATTCTAGCGGCACGGCGGGCACCACCTACCTGCACTTCCATTGATAAATAGTGATCTACACGCATGGCTTGTAGCCAGCGGGGGAGAGCATCACGCTTTGCTGGCGCCACGACATGCTGTTCTATATTCAGAAATGCGCGAATGAGTGACAGAGGCCCAGATGCGGGGCGTTCCTGCATACCATGAATTGGCGCCCCATATTGGCGAACACCCGAAAAATCTAAGATTAATTCTCGTTTGTCTTTTTCAAATGCCATTGTTTCATATATTTCAAATGCTGCTGCCCACCCTTCCCGTGAATCAGCAACATAATGATAGACTGTTGTATCATTAGATATTGGTGAATACAATTTTGTTAGAATTATATTATAAAATAATGCAAGAGGATTATGCTTTACCGACCAAGAACTAGGTTGCATAAAACTAGACAAGAATTCTTGCGCCGAAATTTCATCCTTTGGAAAGTCTGGATGTTCCGTAGATAAAACAATTGTTAACTTTGGCGCATTGGCCCAATCCACAAGCATGAGACTATCATCGTAAGACCGACCAACGCCAGAACCATTCAGCAATAAATAGAACAACAAAAAAGATGTAGCCGCTGTAGAGCAATTCGTGAATAACTCCATAGGCTTATCTTTTTGCTCGTAATCACCATGCTGCAAATGGCGCCCAGAAGTGAGAAATGCCCCAGAAGCAATAGCAGCACGAAGATTCCCGTATTCATCCGGCGCACATTGCTCTGGCGAAACTAACGATATATTGCCATAAGCAACACGATCCGCAACTAATTCCCATAATTCGCAATCTTGTTTACGAAAAATAGTACGCTTGGCTACCGCCATTCCCATCCCATTAGATGGCTGGCGTGTTGTCGGTAATAGATGCGGCATGGTATGAATTTCTCCCAAATGAGCGATCAGTGTATGCCCCTATAACCAATTCACCGAGAGCAAGAAACATCTCAGTCTTGATATTCAGATAATTCTTTCACTAGAGAAAAATTTTTGGCCCCACGGCGCAAATATTCTTTTCCGCCATCTACAAACATTGCCCCGCAACTACAATAACGAAAGTCATGTCTAGAGCGGCTTTCCACAATATCGCCACATACTAAGCACTGTGCTTTGTTAATAAGTATTTTTGGGCTATCCATGCGCAATATGCCTCAATCTATAAGCCAGTCTAGAGCGTCGCGATTCGTCTCGCGTTGATGTGATTGCGCTGGCAATCATCTCCGCGTGGCCGAAAATGTGAACCGCTGATTTAGCACGGGAAACTGCCGTAAACAAGAGGCGGCGAGTAACAAAATGTTTAGCTTTTGCTGGAAGATCAATAACAACCTTTGACCATTCTGAGCCTTGGGCACGGTGGACCGTGAGCGCATAAGCCAGCGTTAATTCTTCTTCTGCCTCCACAGAGAAGAACGGTAAGTTGGCTAAATCGAAATTGACTTCGCCAACAACTTTTTCAACCACCTTATCTTCTGTTTCTGGGGTAGGCCAGGATGGAAAAGAAATAAAGTCACCACGAATTTCTACGTGGTTAACAACCACATTTCTTGGTCCAACAGTAGCAAGGATACCTTGATCGCCATTGAAAACCTCTTTAAAGTAATTGTTTTTAATTTGCTGAATTTTATCACCAGGACGCCCAATACCTTCAAACGCCAGCGGCAAAACGCGGCAATTTGGTTCCTGTACATTAAGCCGTGGCGCCAAAATCCGGTTCAACTCCGCAGCCGTTTCCCGCAATGGAGAAAGCACTTGGGCATCTGGAACGTTATCGACCACAAATGATGCTAATGGCATAGTCGTTTCTTTTTCTGGATACCAGAATACTTCTGTCGATCCACGAATAACATCGAAAAATTTGTACGGATGCCCACTCAATATTTGTTTGCAGGCAAAAGCAATATCCGACCCAGCCACATTCCTGAAAATTGTTTCCAGTCGTGCAACTTGAATAATTCCTGACACAATAAAATCAAGGAATGGCTGGCCCGGCCCAACGGGGCTTAACTGATTAGGATCACCAACGAAAAGAATTCTTGCTCCATCTCTCACAGCGTCCAAAAGACAGGCCATCAAAGGCAAATCTATCATTGAGCATTCGTCAACAATAATGAAATTCGCATACCAAGGATGGTCACGGCCATATGTTGGTAAACCAATATCGTCATTATCATCTTCGATAACCCATTTCAATGCCCGGTGTATTGTTGTAGGAGACACTACATTATCAATCGCCTCCCGCATTCGCACAGCGGCTTTACCTGTTGGTGTCATGACCATGACAGGAACATTCATCGTCGTTAAGGCGCGGACAATCGCTGCGGCAACAGTTGTTTTGCCAGTACCAGGAATGCCTGTAATAATGCTAATCGGGCTGGAAAACGCCAAGTAATATGCTGATTTTTGCTCTTCTGATAGAAAGTCCGGTGGGGGAAGGGGCACCAGCAATCGCTTATCTGCCTGCATTATAGCATGAATGCGCTCCACAACAGACGTTTCCGCTGCAAGTAGCTCACGCAAATAAACATGGCCTTCAAATTCTACCAAGCAACGATGCCTGCTGAATTGATCAGCAGGCTTTGACGTATGGCCACGTTGCATCGCAGCCACATAAGTTAATGCAGCTTCACTTTCTTTGTCGCGGGTATATTTTCCAGCTACCGGAAAATAAAGTTTAGCCCGCCCTGTGATTAGTTTTGGTCGCGCTCGCGGCATATCCTTTTCCCCATATAGGTGGCATATTTATTCCTTCCATTCTTTCATTGATTTACTATCCCATGAATATCCCCATTTCGCTTCAAACGCAGGATACATAACATCACCAAGGATAGGCACAGGGATTTGTAGCATAGATAATATATCTTTGACAACGCTTAAATTATTTTCACGAACCTGAAAAAGCACGCTATCGTGCCCTTCCATCAAAATCTGTGCTGTATGCGGATCAAATTCATTCCAGATTCGCCACAATGCGATCTTATTGATTTGGCTACACATGGATTGCGGGACATAGGCTAGACCTTCTTTTACAATTGAATCTTCCCATGTGCGCCCGAGAAAGAAGCGAACGCGGCCTAGTGGTGTTGTTAAGCTGCGATAAAATTTCAACCGTAATGCTGTCTCTATATGCCACTCTTTTATTTCAGGATAAGCCAAGAAATACCGTTGCTGTAATTCCTCTGCCGTTGCAACAGGTATATGTGCATGGCGCGCAAACCCAAAAGGTGTTTGGCCATAATTGGAGGCATGTTGTAATCTCTTTGATGCATCGTAATACGTTTTATTGACATCCCAAGGAAGTGGTGTTTCCTTACAGTTAGCAATTTCGGGCCAAACCATCCGGCTCACTCCAACATGCACATTGCCCTTTAAATGCGCATCACGATAAGCTTTGCATTTAGCAAGGTAAGAAACGATCTTGCTTTCACCTTGTTTCTGGTCAATGTTTATCATGACATAACCATCATCCGAGATGAAAATTTTGTGCAGCCGCCCAGACAATGCCTGCATATTTGCTCCTGTGTCGAAATGATCTTTCTTGCTTGACCAGCGGCCAGTACTTGTACCAGAGACAAAATAACTTGAATGCATTCGCCCATCTTCACGAATGGGCTTGCTGAGAACCTTGCGATCTTCTTCCAATACTTCCAATTCTTGCGCAATCTCCACAATCCGCAAAACTTCATCTGTTGTTTTGGGATCATTCAGAATATCAGTAATGGCTTCCTTATTGACGGTTGGTTTGCCATCCTTGGAAAAGCGCGTCTTGACCTTGAATTTTCCATATAAAAGTTTTGAAAATGAAATAGGGGCTGGCTTCAATGCATGTGCCCATTTCCAACCACCGACCAATTCTCCAAATGTCGTGTGTAAGGCACTTGCTGCATCCATTGTTTCTTCGTAAGCAAGCTTACTTGCAGCCATGTCAACACGCACGCCGCGCAACTGCATTGTTAAGGCAGGGCCAAGTGTTGCGTGGTCAAAACTATAGCTATTGCGGCCACCATCATCTTCAACCATACGATTGAAAATTCGGCTTGTGGCGAGACAGTCAATAGCATTGTATTCTTGTTCCGTGAGCGCCATTTAGCGAATCCCCAAACGGTTTCTAATATCTTCGCAGTATTGCGCCTCTTTTTCAATCAAAATTGCGTTGAATCCTTCTTCAATGGCTGCTTGTCCTGTTGTGCCTGATCCCGCAAATGGATCAAGAATGGTTCCATCTGGTTGTGTAACTAGACGGCATAAATAACGCATAAGCGCAATAGGTTTTACTGTGGGATGCTTACTACCAGCACGGTCTTTGGCGGAGGCTTTGGCGCAGTAGAAGAATCGGGCGGCGGTGCCGGTGTCGCCTGGATCACTTGGGCCGTCCTCGCCGACGCCGAACGCCGAACCATTGTGTGCCCACACGCCCGACGATTGGCGACGCTTCGTTGGCGATGTGTTCCCGCGCGCCCTAAGTTCCCCAAACCGCGCGAACGCCTCCATCACTTCATCGCTGCCGTCGTGTGTGACGTTGGCAGGCCAGCGGCCGAGGTCAGTAGCGCCGACTGCACGCGAGCCACGATCGATCCGACACCCATCGATGTTCAACGCCCCAACGCCATGCGCCAAAACATTAACAGCCACAGTTCCAATTAACGGCTTCCGCGCAACAAAAATTGGCTCCCAAGCTGGCTTTAGCGCGGTACCCCAGCCTTGCCACTGGCGCGCTGCCTTGGTAGCGGGAGCAGTGACGGGAATGTCGATGTCATTCTGCTTCGCGCCCTGCCCAAATGCGCCGCATCCTCTAGCTTCTAACGAATCGTTGCCGTCCACACGAGCGAGACAATTTAAGTTTTGCCCGCCCTTCCCTTTCACGGTGCCAATGATCTGCCGCTCCACTCCCGCCGCACGGTCCAACGCCTTTGATACATCATGCGACTTCGGAAAGCCACTCCCATATAACCACATCACGCAATCGCGAATCTCAAAACCAGCATCCTCAATTTCACATGCAATACGGTGTGATGTGCGTGTTCCACCAAAGCAAAGAAGATGTGCTCCCGGTTTCATCACCCTAAGAACTTCTCTCCACAAATCTGCGTTTGGTATTTGATAATCCCAACTCTTATTCATGAATTTTAGGCCATAAGGTGGATCAGTAATCACCGCATCAATAGAATTCTCCTCCAACATTGGAATTGCCTTTAGACAATCATTTTCAAACAACGTTACTTTTGCCATCAATCTCTCCCACAATTTTCTTTTAAATGATAATATACGCGCATGCATGCCTTCACATCAATTAAAGCATCATGAGCACCTTCTAACTTTTCATCAAAGAAAAACTTTATACATTCCTCTAGTCTCGGCGGTTTTGCACTTAACCTTCCTGACGCTACCATTTTTTCTGTTGGTGGCAAATTCAAAACCTCGGTCGCTTTTTTCATCGTGCAATAAGTTTCACGATCTGGCAATTCCAAATCCTGTCCGTAATGCGCCCGGTGGATAGCCACAATAAATGCGTCAAATTTTATGTTATGCGCAACTACTATATCCGCCATGCAGTATAATTCAGTGAACAACTCCATAGCCAAACGCGGCGATACACCGAACTTATTTGCTTTTTCAGTGGATATACCATGCGCCTTCTCTGCCCCCGGCGCAACAGGCCCGCGAGGTATTTGCACAAGCACATTAACTGATGCCAGAACATCGTTTTCATTCTCTGCCAAAATACCAGCAAACTGCACCAATTGCGGCTGGCAAGGATCATTAGCGGGCTTGAAATCCTTTGGCAAGTCTGTTGTCTCTGTGTCAAAGAAAAATACGGTCATTTTATTATCTCCACCTTAAATCCCTGAGTTTGCGCTCGGTTAATCATATCAGCCGTCCCCGCACCACCAGGAAAAGCAATTACTAATTCTGGTTTACCTTCATCAAGCATTCTTTGGTTTCGGATAAATCCTGCCTTTTTACCATATGAATACCAATCAGCCTCATATTTTTGGACAGCTATATTCTTATAATAAGCATAAAGCCCAGCCAGTGAATCCGCCCCACGCGCCCCACCATGAATTATTAAATCAATATTATATTCATCAAGAATAGATTCCATCTTAGCGTAATCAGCATAATCTCGCCCACCACACACCAAAACTCTCATTCCACCTTCTCCGTCGTCGCATCAGAGTCTTTAGCTGATTTCCATTCTGACTTCCAGGGAGGCATACATAAATAATTTGCTGCCACATCTGTTAATGTGTGTGGTAGTTCTGCTAACAAATTGGAATGCATGATCCGCGTATCGTAGACTGCCCCTTTGACGGGCATTCCCCATACATCTGCAATCCAGGCAATATCGTAGCTACCATGATGAAATATTTTGCCTACGGATTTATCCACAAGAAAATCAGATACCATTTGCATTGCCGCAATTTCTTCTGCGGCATCTTTCCAGTAATGGTATCCATCCCGATCCAAATGGAAAAAGGGAACGCAAATAGAAATATGTGGTACACCAAAACCAATCATAGTAATTGCGCGCTTTAGCGGAATGGTTTCAATATCCACAGCAACACATGGATTACCCCGTGCCATATCGAAGAAATCTTTAACTTGTTGTAATGTTGGCTCTGCGATATAATGCAATTCATCTGGCGTTAAATCGCCCTTGGCAAGACGTTTTGCTTTTAGAATATCCGCAACCATACTCGTTTTCAGCGCGTATTGCCGCAAGCAACGCGCCGGATGGTAGGTCGGAATCATTGGAATTCCTTCCCAATAATGTAAATGCCCACGATGTGTACCAAGAGCAGAAGAGCCAGTTAGACCCCACAACGCCACAGCGCCAAGTGCAATGATAGCCTGTGGGCGAAAATCTCTAATCTCTCGGCGCATCCTTTCAATCTCCGGCACCAAAGAGACAGGCAGATATTTAATTCCAATGCGCGTAAAGCCCGGCGCCGCTTCGTCCTTTTTAACCAGCACATTCGTTATTTTATTCTGTGGTGGTTGAAAATTAAAGCAGTTGGTCACAAGGCATTGATCGCGATCAATACCCAGATTGCGCAGCACAGAATTTAGCAGAAAGCCAGATTTGCCAACAAAAGCTTGCTTGCGTGCAGCCTCTTCGGCACCCCAGCTTTCGCCAACAATCGCTAGACGAACTGACATATTAATTAATCGAGTGAGCTAGATTCTTCGTCCTCTTCTTCTGCCATCTCCCCCGCTGGCGCCACAAAAGTTGTGCTTTCTGCATCTGGATCATATGCTGCAATCCTACGCAGATTGACAAAGGGCTGATCTGGATCGCGTGGATTAGGTGAATGTGTGACAGTTGCCTTAAACAGCTTGCCAATTACAGTCGGCAGACGATCTACTACATTGTTTAGTTCCAAGCCAGTCGCCTTGGCGAAGGCAAGGAACTGCCATTCATTTCGTTTACCGAAACGAATATTAGCAATGCTATAGCGCGCTGGTGCAAATTCATCCAAAAAGCCATCCAGGGCCTTTTCAGCACGAACGAAACAGATAAGCATATCATCTTCGCTCAGTAGCTTGAAACTTTGCACACGGAAAACATATGTTGCTACCGGCAATATTTGTTCCGCAGCGTCCTTCCAGTCCTGTTCATTGCCCTTGAGAAGATCAAGAAAGCTACCCATTTTATTTATCCTTTCACTCTGTTGTCTCTAAAGATTCTGCCTGCGGGGGAGATGCTGCCTTTGATTTTGGTATTGGCGCCCAAGCATTTATTAATGTTGCTAACCCAGTACTTATTGGTAGTTCTTTATCCAATCCAGGGACCGGAACTGCCAAATGAAATCCATTCCGTGGTGTTGTATAAATAAAACGCCCCATATCACTAGCATGAAGCAATGCCACACCAGAAAACAAGCTAGGCAAGACTTGTGCGCCCTTTTGTCCAACACTAACAGGACCAAAATATGGATCAATAATCTGTGCCCCTTGAAGCTTCTTGTATAGGATTTTTTCTTTGAGATTTATATCCTCTATATCTTCATCTACATGGAAATCAGGCCCGACGATTTGTATATGGGCGAGCACAACAACGGGACAACGGATATTATCACGAATTAATGTTAGTAAATCCGCAATCTGATCTTGAACCAGTTTATAATTCATCCGCGCATCTCTGCGGGCATTCAGCTTCAATGTAGCTCGCCACCGCGCTTGTGCCATTGCGGTAAGGCTGTCAAACACAAGCACGTTATTATTATCCCATTCCGATGGATTGCTACCATCGGACGGCCACTTTTCTAGCGCCGCTACCATTGTAGGCCAAGAAACAAAACTGGTTAAATCAATACCAATGTCGCCAGTGCCAAATTTCTTGAAGTCCAGTCTATCCAAACAAGGTACACGATCAATATTCTTCCGGCTGTCTTTGTTAGTATATTGGCGAAGAGAGTCAATATTGTTATCGAAATCAAGATAACGAACCTTACGCCCAGCATTTGCCAATGCCGCAATAGCTCCTGTTTTTCCTGCTTTGGGATAACCAAGTAATAAAAGTCTGGCTGTCATATTGCAAAATCCTTATCATCAAATTCATTAATAGTTATTTTTCTATTACCATATAATGCGTAACTGCAAGTTTCACCAGTTACAAGAATAACACTATCGACTCTAACCGGGTGAACCCAATCATTGTCCTTCTCTTGTGATTCATCCCATACCGTTACTTCTACTTGATGCGAGCCTTGTGAATTTAGAATAGTAACTATTGTCGTCACGATTATTATCCTTTGTCGCGGGGCAGCGTTTGCCACCGCTCGCGCCCATCATTTGATGATGCGCAGAAGCCACGGAACGGGCAGCCAAAGCAACTTGCTTCATTTTTTAACCATGCCCGCATTGGTTGTCCGTTTAGTGTCTTTCTCCTATCGAGATAATAATGCAAGCTATCTTCAAATTCCAGTATTTCATCATTTGAACGCAATACTGGATACCTACCGAAATCTACCCACCCTGTCGCAAGTTGAATACCTTCAAGTAAAATTCCCTTAATCTTCCTTTCTGGCCATAACAATCGCGTGACCCATATATAGGCCGAGAACTGTAGGTCTGGCAAGAAGGCTCGGTAAAAATTCTCACCTACCGTCTTGGAACTGCTTTTGCGTTCCAAAACATATTCTTCTCCAAATGCTTCGACTAGTCCATCTATTCGGCCATTGAAAGTTATCCCGTCCACCGGATATTCAAACCGTATTTCGCTCGCGTGGGTCGGATGCATTCCCGAACCCGAACCAAACCGCTCTGCGTACCAAACTGGAATACGGGCCAATTGCCAGGGGTTGTAGATATCTGTCCAGCGCCACGCCTCCCACAACGATAAATATTCCGTAGCAGCTTCCACGCCCGCTTGTATTTGAGAATCCAATCCATTTTCGTAAGCATCGTCATACGCTGCCATAACTTCATGAACGGCACTACCCATTTCAAGAGGCCATGACCAATCTCGCGGTATTGAAAAAACATAAGCATAATAATAGCGCCTTTCACATCGCATAAAAAGACTGAGCGATGTGGCAGACATTCTAATATCATTCATTTGCTATTCTCAACATTTATTTAAGATTTTTGGCACCAATATATATCCGCATCAAAGCCGCAGCACAATAATGTGCATCAGCTATTTCATTAGCAACTCTATATTCGCAATTTTCAGACCCACAGCATAAAGAATTCTTGGCGTTCATGCCAACGAATCATCTTGATCAAATCCTCTTTCGTCAAATTCTGGAGTCTCTGCTTCGGTGGACATAACGCTGGGTTTAGGTTCATTCTCTAGAGTCTCCCAAAAAACTTTCAATCTCTTCTGCTTCCGGCCAGGGCCAGAATCGCCTACGAGCCAATTAGCTCTATCTTGCCGCAATGCTGCAACAAGAGTGTCCAAAGGAACCGGATTACGTTGAAGATGCTCCCATACTTGTTCAACTGAGATAGTTGCTTTTTCTTCCACTTCCAAAACACATGGGGGATGCAAATAACCTCTTTCTAGCAAATATTCCTTGACAGCATCCTTCCAATCAAGCCGAGACGGAAACGTTGGTTCTAATGCTGTTGTATCCGGCAACACAGGCCGTTTGCGGTCACGCTGCGTGATTTCATTAACTGTTAAATGGTTAAAAGCAGGAATCTGACTAATAATAAAAGCGGCAGCTTGGGCTTGCGTAACTGGCCCACCACTATCCACAATATTGTATTCTCCCCATTTTCTGTCTAATAAAAGAGTTTTTACAGCAATAGCAACTGACCGCGCACTTGTAGGCGTAAAAGAACGCCACGCCGCCGCCTTAACTTCCCGCTTAACACGGATAGCAGACTTAATAACTTTTTCAATCCAATTTATACGGCCAAACGCCGGACCATACATTGCCGATGTGCGAATGATTAAATATTCTTTAGCATACTGGCGAATATAGCCATCCCCAGCCGCCTTAGAAACCCCATATACATTTGTTGGATCAATAGCCAATGCATCCGTAATATGAACCAGTGCAATATTGTGCCTGTCACAATGCTGTGCCAACTCCCTGACAGCAATTTCATGAACGGCATGGGCTTCTGCGGGATGCTCTTCACAATAAGCTAAGTCAGTAATGCCAGCACAGTTAATAATTACGTCATAATATTTACCAGCTAATTTTTTACGTAATTGGGTCGGATTTTCCATATTTATTTCTGAGCGAAACATCGGCTCCGATGTAGGTAGCTGTAACAGAATCTCCGTACCCAACTGCCCGCTCGCGCCCAACAATGCTATCTTCACGATGTTTCTCCACAAGTTTCGACATAACATCTTCTATTTCACGAAGGTGACTATTGAAGGCCCAACGCAATTCCCGTTTAAATTGTGGCGCACATTCTGAATTTAATGCTTGTATTATTCTAGCCATTTCGTGAATAGATTTAGCTAGGATATAGATATCTTCTCTCATTGGTTGATCAACCTCAAATCATTTTTACCCACGCCTATAGATGTAGCGAAAATTATCTCCGTGTCAAATGGATTTATCGCAAACTTATGTTCACTTTTACTTAATGAACTAAATTCAAGGTACAAACAATTAGAAGATTCAAAAATATAGCCTTGGGCAAATCCATCCGGCACATATATTGCCTCTTCCTTTCCAGCCGTCAAGCGCAAAATGGTTTGCTGGCCCCTGAATTGCGATTGTGGGCGGCAGTCCTGAAACAAAATGAATCCTGCCCCGGATAGACAAGTAATCAACCTAAATAAACCAATACGTTGAGTTAAAAAAGATATTTCTTTGGGACCGCCAGGACGAAGGCAAGAAAAAGGCAATAAAAATCGTGGAGAAGAAAGTAATAATCGTAGATCAATAAGTATTGTTTCACTATTTAAAATAAATGATTTTAACTCTTGGGAAGCAAAACCCCCCAACAATGCCGGGCCATCGGAATATGGTTGATTTTTTAAGCTTAATCCCATTACCAACCAATAACCCAAACATAACCATTATAGCCAGCGCCGCCCGCAGCGTCATAACCGGCACCACCGCCGCCTTGGCCCCAAAAGTTTGCGTTAGGTCCATATGCAGGACCGCCAGTTAATGGATAAACAGTTTGATGCGTTGTTGGAGTTAAATAGGCATTCCCACCTGGACCACAAATAACACTGGATGTAGGAGCTACACTTGTAAGATAAACGATAGGAAATCCCCCAGTATCACCATTAATTGCAATACCAGCATAAGCGTTTGCCGCAGTGCCGCCAGAACCGGCTATATCGTTGACAGCCCCGCCACCGCCGCCAGAGGCAACAAAGAGATTATCGAAACTGGAAGTGCCCCCGCCACCGCCAGTACCACCAGAAATAACACCACCTGCCCCACCGCCGCCAACAGTAACATTATAAGACGCACCCGGAACAACACTTAACACGCCTTCCGCGTACCCACCACCACCACCGCCTGCCGCTGTAAAGTTGCTTCCTGCCCCAGCACCACCGCCACCACCACCTACAACACGAACCAATAATTTGGTAACGCCAGCAGGCACAACAAAAGCACTCGTCCCAGGAACAGTGTACCAATAACTCATAATTGTATCATTGGTAAATGTTGGGGATGAAGATGACATCATGTAACAATTACCAAGAGATAAAAGTCTTGCAGCAGAATAAGGCGGAAAATATGCTGCCGCTACACCTGATGTGCCATATGTACCATAGATAGTAGAACCATCTACTGGTTGTAGGTAAAGCCCGTGAG